CTGGCAGCATCGCGTATTCAGGCGATGATTTATTATCAGCCATAGTTTTCTCTCTTCTGTGAATAGGCAGCGGAGCGCTACCGGTTGGATTGAATACGGTCTCGAATTTCCACGGAGAGGATCCGTAGAACTTTGTTGCGGTTATAGTCCAGTGCAGGGCGAATAAATGAGTCGGACACCTGCTTGACAGTTCCGTACTCTTGAGCCAGCGCTTTCATGAAGTGTTCTTTACTCGGGCCGACTCGCAGAATAACCACGCCGGAACCTTTATTTTTGCGGGAAGTTGACCGGATTTTGATGGTGTCACGCATGTGTGGCCCCGCGCTGCTTTCATCAAAACCCGCATGTTGTTTCATATCTTCCTGAACAACCTGGAGTGCAGCACGACCTGCATCACGAAGTATTTTGGTTCCCACCTTCTCGCCGAGTGCAATCAGCTGGCGCTCAAGCTCGGCCAACCCTTCGACTGTCATAGAGATCATGAGGCGTCCTCCGGGCAGCAAATAATGAAATCGCGGGTTAGTCGGTACTGAATTCTGTTATTGGTCAGGGTTTGTTGATTTTGGCTGACGCCCCCTCGCGTTACCGCCTGCACTGGCCATCGCCCTATATACCCGTGAACTATTGACTCCCAGGCATCACGCACTTTTTTATCCAACGCCAAAAGGCGCGGGTAATCGTCAATAATGTGGTAACTGATTTGGAATCTCGCCTGAACCAGGGAGGTTGTAACCATGCCGACTTCAAGCCTTGGATCACTAATCCGCTGGTAGGTTATTCCCTCTTGTTCAGGATCGGGCAAAAGTAACGGATAAGTATTTAGCCCCGAAAGCGCCTCGAGCGCGGATTTGATTTCATACTCGATCATGGCGGGTATCTGCCTCAGCGGTGATCAGCACTCGGTCAGCTTTGGTTCTGTCAGCTGCGCGAACAGTAAAAACCTGTTTACTAAAAATAATCTGCCAATCGATATCAACATCTGGGCGCTTGCGAATATCAAATAGCATCGTTTCAACTATCTGAGCCTGATCCAGTGTTCGGATTTTACGGTTAGATATGGGTTCCGCAGATGCCCAAACCCTTGCAACATCCACCGCAGCGTTTTTCTTTGCACCGGACTCATCACGGACAGTCATCATTTTTCGCAACAAAACGAGATGGTTTCTTTTTCCGGCGTCCATTGGGCCTCCTACAGGGGAATAAAACGATACGGACCGATAAGAAACTCAAAACTCATCGGTGCTTCGAATTGCTGAACGTCACTCGCTGAAGCACGATTGTCATACCAGTGACTCACCAGATGAAGCATGCCGAGTTTGATGTCGTCCGACAGCAGTACACCATCCGGATCTGTATCAGGCACAGAATCAAGATATAGGGTGCGGTTCAAATAACGGGTTGTCCGCTTTTCTGCCGCACCGGCATAGACCTTTAGAAGGTCGTCTTCTTCCGTAAAATCTTCATCAATGCGGCACTGTTTTTTAATGTCTTTTAGCTCTAAAAGCATACTGAGCCACCTCAATGGCGCGGCCCGTTTCCGGACTGCGCGCATAAAAAAACCGCCGAAGCGGTGACCGTATTCAAGAATTAGACGAGGTTTTTAATTACCAGCATCAGCACCTTTACCGGTCAGCGCTTTGATCGCGGCGGTATCCTCCAGAACGCAGTCGAAGCGGTGGAAGGCGAGGAAGGCAGTCTGATCATACTCAGCATAGCGCTCAACAAGGCGTTTCAGCGTCATGTAAGCAACGCGACGGATAATGAATCGGTTAAAGTCGCCGCAGAAGATAAACTTCTTGCCCGCACCAATATCATCAATTGCTTGATCGATAACATACGGCACATTCAGCACGGACGCGGGAGCAACGCCAACGATATCTGGAAGCCAGAGCGGGCGCTTCTGACCGTCTTCCATCTCCGTCACCAACTTCAGCGTTGCATCGTTGAACGCCCAGCGAAATTGCGGACCGTTGCGGTATGCCGGGTCAATGGAATGCTTCAGCGCATTCATCTCCTTCCAGGTGAACGCGGTGGCAGACGCAGCAGCCGTCGTTCCAGTTACTGAAGCAGCCAGGCCTTTCGGCTGTTGCGGCGTACCGGCACCGGTGCCCTGCACCAGATATTTCGCTTCGCCACGGCCAATGCGCTGCGCGATTCGGCCAGTCAGATAAGCTTCAATATCTACCCCGCTATCCTGCAATAATTCATTAGATACACGGATGATTTTAGAACTCAGTTTCTTAGCACCGAGGATCGCGGTACCAAATGTCACATCACCTTCACTGGCCGCCGCGTTCTCGGCTAGCAGCTCACCCTCTTCTGCCGTGCCGTCCGATGTTGACCAGGTAATATCCTGGCCGTTTGAGGTATTCAGGATCTGCGCAACGCTGGCAATGCCGCCGTAGGCTTTCATGGCATCGACTATTTTATTCAGCATCTGCGTTGGAACAGTAAAGCCGCCCTTTTCATCAGGTGATGTACCCTGAGCGCGTAATTCTCGTACCGCAGTACGCTCTTCGGTGCTTAGCTCACCAAATCCGTGGCGCAAAAACTTGTCAAAGGCTGCAGCGCGTTTTTCTTGTTGCTGGCCATCCTGAGACTGATTGTTCAGTTGCTGGCGCTGTTCCGGTTCCTGATCTTCTACAGAGGTTTGATCCAGCGTACGCAACTCTTCTTCCCGACCGATTTTGTCGTCGAGTTGCTGCAGCTCGGTCTTAGCTTGGTTCCACTGGGTCCGCTGTTCATCAGTCCATGCGGTTTCACCGATTTTTTCATTAAGCGCACGCATATCGGTGGCGATGGTGTTTCGTTTTTGCTTCAGTTCATGCAATTTCATGGTTTACCTCAGGCGTTAATAAGAGTCAGCAGGCGCTCACGCGCCATTTTTTCGTTAATGGCTTTTTGCAGCGCACCGCTTTCGCGCGCCTCCTGCCAAGCTTGCATCGATCGGACGCCAGAATCAGCCTCCTGATAGGCGGGATACGTCACCGGGCTGACGTCGAATAATCGCGAGAATTTATTTATTTCGCGAATGACAACGCCTTCCTCATCCTCGAACCAATGCTCACCATCACGGGCAATGCGAAAGGCAAAGGAAGACTGGTTAATATCACCGCGCTGCATGGGAGCAATGACCAGGTCCCGGATGGTCTGGGTGTCTGGCGCAACAATGTTGTATTGAAGGCCACGTTCATCGACCGACAGGGTGAGCGTATTGGCCGTACTGCGACCGAGAATAAAATTCGGGTCATGATTAAACAGGCCCCGCACGTCATCATTGAGTACGTCATCAAACGCCCCCGGCTTGATCACTTCCCGGAACCCCCATAGCGGTTCAGAACGAGAATTAAAAACAGAGCCGTAACCGATAATGCGTGTAGGCCCGTCATCCCGCTGTTCAGCACGCACCTCCCCGCTGTAACAGCGCATTTCTCTGTCAGTCATCGTTATTTCCTTCAGTGTTTTTTTTGTCATCAGCAGAAAGGCTGACTGGTTTAGCGGCATTAACGCTGACCAGCATTTCATCCAGGCCGTCCACGGCGTTCATATCTTCGTTTTCACGTGCTTCGTTCCGCGACATCCAGCCGTCGGTAATTGCAAAATGGTAGAAGTTGGCACGCTCTTGCGGGGTACCGCGAAGCAGACCAGAGAGATTGAACCTGACGTAATAGCCAGCGGCCCGTTCAGCACGGGTAAATAGCCGGCGGTTCATTTCCTGTTCCCAGTTCACAATCCACGGCATTACCGTATGCCTGACAAACTGGATAGATTGCTGGGTGATGTTGGAGAACGTGGCTTTCTCAAGGTCGTTGATCATGTGCGCCGGAATATTGAAAATACCGGCAATCTGCGAGCGATTGAGCTTTAACATGTCGATGATTTGAGCATCGACGGGTGAAACCGTCAGCGCCCGGTAATCCAGCTCCGCTGGGAGCAACATTGTCTTGTTTTCTTCGTTGCGCAGGGCGGCGGCAGCTTTCTGCCATAGGCCTTTAAGTCGTTCCCAGGCCTTAGCATCAAGTGGCGTGCCCTTCACTGAGACAATCCCTGCTGGCCTGGCATTACCGTTGAAAAAGTTGGTTGTATATTTCTGGCCACTCATGCCCATGCCAACCGTTTCCGCATGCTGCATGATCGGACTGAGCCCCATTTTCTGGTTATTCCCCAGCGCCCGAATGTGGATCATGTCGTCAGGATTAACAGCAAAGGCGCCCTCTTCGTTGTACACACCGTAGGTATAGCGGCCACCCGTATTAATCAGCGTCGTTTCCCACGGCATACAAGCTTCAAGGCCGATGATCTCTCCGCTGCGTCGGTGCCGCTGAATTTTTGTGTAGCCGTTCCCCCATCCCAGCACGTGCCGCTCTTTCAGTTCCCGCCACTTATAGCTCGTCTGCCAGGGGTTAGGCTCATCGTGCACCAAGTAAAACGCTGGATGGTCCCGCGCCACCTCAACGGTTTTTCCCGTTTTACGCATGACGTGCAGCGGCATTTGCGCCAGCGTTGACGACAATACGTAAATACAGGCATAAACAGCGCCCAATCGCATCGCTGTTTCCGGGCTGACATAAACATCAGGTTTAAAAAAACCGGCCTCTTCTAAAGAGTCACCGGTCAGGAGTGTTGCAGGGTTTTCCAGCGATTCGCTGCGAAATAAGGCATCAAGTAGCACGGTATTTTCTCCTTGCCGCCGTCAGCGCAAACAGCAACATTCCGCCACCAGCAGCCTGTAACGTCGTCGCCATACCAAACTGAAGGTAAAGCCCCGCCGTGAGAAGGCCGAAACCGGCTATCCCGATAAGGTCGATTATCAGTGATTTCATAGAATGAGGAGTTCTTCGTCAGGATCTAAGTTAGAAAGGAAATCGGCAGGCTCATTGAGCATCGCACGACCGATAGCCATGATTAATGCAACTGCGCCGTCTATTTTGTTCTCCGCCGCCTCTTTGATAGGCCGGACCACATCGTCATTACCTGGTAAATACTTGCCCACGACGTTGCTGATACACCACGTCATGATCGGGTTACCATCATGGTGGAAGCGGCCTGACTCTATTGCCGCTTCAAGCTCTTTCATGGGATCACTCATGTTCGTGTAGTTCTGAACTATTGTGATAGGGCTTAACCCCTCATCAGAAAGATGATGGGATAGGTTCGTCGCACCGTGCGGGTCTATGGGTGACTCATCAACCGGATTCAGGCGGTTGGCTTCTTTGGCCTCTTCCAGGATCTCGCGATAATCGATTTCAGCACCCGGAGTGACTTGCAGAACCTTCATATTTACCCACTTCTGGAAACGCTCAGCTGTTCGCCTGTCATCTATTTCCGTGCTGTAAACGGTGTCGTAGGGCACCCAAAACTTCGGTGCAACACAGTAATAATGCTGTTTTCCGTCAATAGTCCGGGTGAACAAACGCGGCATTGAGTTCATGTCGAGCTTTCTGGCAAGGTCAAACGCTAAATAACAGGAATGCCCCTCAAACTGCTCGAGCGTCAGCGTGGTGTCTTCGCACGCGCGCCAGCTCACCATATTGAAGAATGCCGACCGCGCAGAAACCCAGATATTCAGATGCTTGGTCTTGAAAATGTTGGCCTGTCGCGCATTATTCATCGCGCGCTGCTGCTGGCTAAGCAAGAAATCGCTATAGACTGAAACGCCCATATTGGGGTTGGCTTTTTTCAGCGAGACCGGCGAAGTCCAATCGTCACCCTCATCTACGGTGTAAATGATGCCGAAAAGCTCATCGTTTAAAACCGTACCGCTGAGCATCTCGATCACTTCCCGACGCTTGTCGTAGCATGGCCCTTCAATGTTGTAGCCTGCCGTGGTGATCGCCCACATCAGCGGTTGCCGGCGTGAACCCATACCGGTCAGCATTGTGGTATAGAGAGAATCTGACTCATGTTCGTGATACTCATCGACAATCGCACAACTCGGCGAGGAACCGTCGCCAGGGTTGCCAATGACCGGTTCAAAGCGCGCACCATCTTCCGGCCGGTTCATGTTTGACGCATTCACTTCAATGCCAAAAGCTTCACACAACAGCGGCGTTCTCTTACACATTAACCGTGCGGGGCGAAAGACCTCCCATGCCTGCTTTTCGGTCGTAGCACCGGAGTAAACTTCCGCACCAAACTCGTCATCGCAGGAAAAACAAAACAGGGCCACGCCAGCGGATATTGCCGACTTGCCATTTTTGCGCGGGATCTCGGTGTAAACCTCCCGAAAACGTCGCAGCTTTGAACCTTTGTGAACCCAGCCAAATGCACAGCTCACGATAAAAAGTTGCCAGGGCTCAAGCGTGATAGGCATGCGCTTAAACGCCCATTCCCCCTTTGTATGGGGCAACAGTTGAATAAACTTTGCAGCCTTCTCGGCGCGGTCTTTATCAAACCGGTATTTAAATTTCCGGCCTTTTTCTGCAGCTAAGTCGTCAATATGGCGCTGGCAGGCGTCAATCACATAACGGCATGCAACGATCCGCCCCTGCACCACATGACGGGCGTACTGATTCGCCGCATTAACATTCGGGTATGCTTTTCTGGTCATAGGTTTGTGAACGGATTCTTAGAGGTTTTCTTGCCTGCACCAATCAGGCGGGACCGGCTGCTGGGGTCTAAACCCAACATGCCACCGAATGAGGCCATTTGTTTCATGGCCTCATTGAGCGCCGTAAGCGCTGGATTTTTTACAGGGCCGCCAGTGGCACCCTCCATAACAACGCCGTGAGTTGCGACGTGTTCTTGGGATTGCCGCGCCGTGGAGTAAGCCACGCAGAACATTTCCAGATTGTGTAAATCAGTCGCACAAAGTACTTGCTGAGCACAAAGCTCTTTTGCCACCATCACCCACATTGTCGAAGACAATTCGTCAAACCATTCCGGCGGCGATGCCCCCTTAATCGGTGTGAAGGATGGCTCCTCTTTATTCAGAGCACGTTTACCCGGATTGCCCGCCAACTCCTTTCGGGCCGTTGGTTTTGCTCGGCGTCCGGATCGGCCCGGCGCACCAGCCATAATCCCTCCAGTTTTAATTTCATTTTACGCGGGTATAAAAATGTCACGGGGCGGGCAGTACGGCAGGCAGGCGGCGACAGAGATTTGATCCCCCCTCACCCCTCAAATGAGATTCATTATCATTCAATTAGAAATGATTTCAAATGCAACTATATTTGCTTTCACCTCACACGGTATTGATAACCATTATCGCTTGAGCCTTTCGCGCGCCGTCTTTGCCTTGTGGCAGGGCCAGCATAAAGACTGAAGGTTAGATGGGTCGTCAGTGCCGCCATGCGCTATGGGGACGATGTGGTCAACGCACTTTGCAGTGGACGCTATACCTCTCGGCAGACATCCCTGACACAGCCCTTTGTCTCGAGCAAAGATAAGTGGTCGCTGCTTCTCCCAGTTCGTGCCATACCCGCGCTGGTGGCGAGTCTGTCCAGGCTTGTAACTCTTCCAGCCCTCACCCTTATGCGCATCGCAGTAACCACTGGGATCAACCGTTGTTGCCCGACAGCCACGTGTCCGGCATGCTTTTGGGGTTCTTGGTGGCATATTTCACCCATAAAAAAACCGCCCGAAGGCGGTTGGTTTAACGAAAGACAGAGCAAGCCTGAACGTTTTTCACTGCAGAAAATATATCCCACAGTGTGTTGTCTGAGCCTCTTACCTTTTCGTGTATTAACCAATAGGCACACACCTACTGGCGTCACCATCATTCGTCTCAAACGAACAATACGTGTTATCGGTCCCGCAAGGACCGGCACTAATGACTTCCCACTATTCTCTCAAATTAATCACCCCTGCTCAGACTCCTAAGTTGTGTGCCTAGCGGATATTCGAGGGGACATCCAAAAATTGGGTCAAAATATTCTCCAATGTTTGTCATGGGTGACAATCCGATAGTAAGTGTGGAGATTGATTTTTCCTAACAATAATTTATCTGCTGTTACTTAGTTATCTTATTTTGCATTGTTCCACCACTTTGGTGATGTATCCCTGCAAATATTGGATTACTTGGTCGCAAGGTTTGCTGCCGCGATCCGCACCCGGCGAGAACCAGCAGTGACATCAGCACGTAACCGGTCATTTGGGCCCATATGAACTTTTATTCTGAGGTCATCATCAAGAACAGTTCATTGCATATATTCCACCGGTTTAGCGACAAAAAATCGCCTAGGAGTTCAGAAAAATAACTTTCCCTCTTCTTTGAAGCCTATTGGTTTAGCTTTTGGTACCCGCTGCAGTTCGTCTTTGTTTTGCCGGCGCACATATGTGTCGTAAAGACCATTATTGCGATAACCTTGTAGGTGTTTATCAGTCGTCCGTTCCAGCCATCCGCTGGCCATCGCACCTACAAACTTAGGGTAGTGTCGTGATTTAGCGAGTGGCTTGCTCATTTGAAACCTCTCTTTTTTGTTACCTTCAAGGTTTGCCTGAGGATGATTTTCATGACAATAGTCCCACCAAATGCTAATTCTTATCTCGCCAAAACCAACATCTTGCCAGTTAATTACTGATTTTT